CTGTCACTGGGCTGAGGGTTCACCAGGTAGGCCCTATTACCTTCTATGAAGATGACATCGGGGACGAAGGTCAGTAGCTTACCTAGAATCATCTCCCCGCGGTTACCCGGGTTTATGGTAAAGTCAGGGTAGAAGCTGGTGATAACCGATGACTGGGATTTGACCTCAAGCTTGAGGCCCACCCGGGCCAGGACAAAGGCCAGGATTTCCTTGACCGGTAGCTCGTCGGTGTCCTTGTTCCAGCGGAACTGGTGTCGGGCCGGCCAGTTCTGGGCCAGGCTCCAGCCATCGGTGGCGTATAGCTTAAGGCTGGCCTGGCCGCCGGCGCTGGTGTGCTCGTAGGCCTCCAGGATAAAGGCTGGCCCGGAGCTTATTTCTTTTCCCTGGGAGGTGATATAGCCCGGGCTGAACTCAAGCTCACAGCCGATATCAAGGACTTTCAGGCTGCCCTCCCCGGGTGAGGCGTAGCCCCCGTCTGCGTTGGTGAGTTCAACGGTGAGCCGGCCCGATTTTTCCCCGGTCTCCTGCTTTAGTGACAGGATGTCGGCGGTTAGCTCAAGGCTCTGAGGGCTGAATAGTGCTCGCCAGACACCGTTGGCCGCCGACAGCCAGCAGTAGTCACCATAGTGGCTGATGGCCAGGCCGTACTGGCTTGATAGGTCAAAGGGCACCGGCTCATGCCACAGGTTATCGGTGAACTTAGTATCGGGGACAGAGTGGGACCAGAAGGGGCGGGAATAGGCCTGACTGCCGTTGAATTTCTCAATGTAAAAGGCCCGGTAGACATCGGGCTTAGCCATAAATATCCGGTGGTACTCAAAGTCGCCGCCCTGTGGGGCTTGGGCGAACCCTTTAAGTGGTGACCAGGTACCGGCGGCAATCTCACCACCATCGCCGTAAACGAGCGACCATAACCTATAGTTGCCATCTGTATCCTGGCCGGTTAACAGCAGGTTCCAGTCACCATCATAGATAGTGGCCACCCCGGAGAGGTCACCGGTGGTCTTGTCCCAGGCTTCTTTGGCCTGCCACTGGCCGCTTAAGCACTTTTTGACATAGAGGGTTTGCTGGTCGGCAAAGAAGAGGGCCAAATCACCATTGGGCTTGTAGGCGGCGGCGAGGCCATTGATGGCCGTGGTCGGGGAGTAATCAATGAGCTCCGGGCTTGACCAGCTAACGCCGTAGTCGGTGCTCTTTAGGCGCTGGATTTTGCGGTCAGACTTAATCCAGAAGATAGAGGCCTCAGCCCCCAGTGAAGCCGCGGCTACAATAACGGCATTATACTGGTTGGTGTAGGTCCACTGGCTGAAATCGGACTCCGGCCCCGGGTTGGCCACCCTCTGCCGATAGAGCTTCCTTGAGTCGGACGGTGGTGTTATCCTGACCCTGATGAGTGAGCCGTCATCGGGCATGGTTACAGCGTGGAAGTAGTCGTCTTCTGAGCCGGAGTAGAGTCTTGTCCAGTCCAGTCTGGTGACACCGGCAATATTATTCTTGGCCACCAGCTTGATAGCCGGTGTCCGGGAGGCCCGCCTTTGGGCAGCCAGCAGTGTTTCCGATAGGCTCCGCATCACTTCTCCCTAAACCTCTTGATGGCTCTCTCGCCAAAGTATTCCAGGATGACGGCCGAGGTGAGAAAGGCAAGCAGGCCGGGCACGGCCACCTCGGTCATAATACAGATGCCATAGACCATGAAGCCCCAGATGATGATAAACGGTCTGACCAGGCTTTTAAGAAATTCCGTCCAGTCCTTCATTTTAGGGCCCGTAGTCGGTTGACTTAGAGGCAATGGGATAGTAGGGCTTGTAGAGCTGGCTTAGCCGGGCCCGGTTCTTGCGGCCCAACCGCTTGAGTTCCTGCTTGAAGTAATTGAGCTTCTCCTGGCCCCATTTCAAGAAGGCCTCGGGCGTTATGGTGCCGCCGATATTGACCCGGTTGGTGGCAAAGACGGCCCACTCCACAGCGGCATAGCCACCAGCGCCGGTAGCGATTAGGTCGTCAAGCCTGGTGGGAATAGTAGAACCCTGAGCATCAAGGGTATGGAGCTTGCCGTAATAGACATAGCAGTTGGAGCCATCAGGGACTTCATCGCCAAACAGGCTTAGTATATCCCCCCACAGGGAGAACTGCTGGTAGTGGGGTGGGAATCTGCCCACCGGATACTCTACGGCTTCAATCATAACCCTCTCTATCAAAGATGATATATCAATCTCCCTGGAGCCGGAGGTGGTGGCCAATGTGGCCTTGGTGGGCAGGGGCACCGCCTCAGACAGCTCCTTGGCGGCGTGAGCGATGTGCCTGTCCAGCTCATCATTGTTCCAGCGGTAGTTCGCTGAGTCCTCGTCCTTTAGGTCGCGCCTGACCATATTTCTCATCGTGCTTAGGTCCATAATTTCATACCTCCCCCTCTGGTTGGTGCTTCTATCTTGACCACAAAGGAATCGGAGCCTCGGCCAAGTTCGCCGGCCAACAATTCCTTGAGTAAAGCCCCCAACTCAACAGAAGTACCGACCTCAGCGGCCATTATAGCCGCCAGCTGGGAGCTGATGGCTCCCAGCCCCTGGCCGCTCTCTGAACCGGCTAAAGTAGCCGTTGACACTGGTGCCCCTTCTAGGCCAGAACCACTATCGGATGATGTTTTCTCGGTTGTTGCTGAGGTATAATCAATCTCAACCCAAACCTGAGTGCAGTGTGTATGTGTGCCGCCTGATGACCCCCACCGTCTTAGCCCAACACCAATTTGCAGGGCGCCTATTTCAGTCCAAGTCCAGGCTGAACCTGTATTCGGATTGGTCGCCCAGGCTTTGGAATAGTTGACATAGCTGGTGGTAACAGTTATCTCATTCCCTTCATAGACCGTGCCGTTTGTTTTACAACGAATAATTGCTGAGGTCTGCACTATTGGACTACCATTAGCCCTGCACCTAGCATAGACAGTAACCGAATTTATTGTGCCTGAACCACTGTGTGCCGGTAAATTATAGAGGTCTTTCTTCCACGCCGCTAGACCGTAGCGGACATAGGTTGTGTCTTCGTCGGTTACCGCCTCATCAACATCTTCCCAGTTTGCTTCCCCCGTGCCGGGTATTGGGACTAAGTTGGTCTCATCGCCAGCGGCATTTGGCCTTAAAGTTTCTACTGCCATTAGTTCCACATCTCCTCAAGAGCTTCCCTGTCAGCACCAGTAGCTCTAGCCCCAAAATCCCCCTTTGATTGAAAGCCAAGCTCTTTGATATTCAGTTCCTGGCTGACATCAAAGAATTCCTGAAGTGTGATAAACCCGCACTCCTTCAGTTCAGCCAGCAATGTATTGAATAGGGGAGTGTGCTCTTCAGGTATGCCTTTATGCCAGCCCCCTGAATAGAGCTGAGAATGAGCCAGCCGATAGGCGTTAACAGCCTGGCGACCACTAAGTACTTTATACCTCTCCTGTTCACCCATAGCGTCCTACTAGCTCAAGGTTATAGTGACCTCTAGAGTCCAGGTGCCGCTAGTCTTGGTTCCCAGAGAGTCAACCTTGCGGTTGAGACATATGGCACTGGTGTTCTGTTAGACTACCCATTCTTCCCAGGCATAGTTGGCCTCGCTAGAGCCAAAGCTTGACCTGAAGGTTACCTTCTGGCTGGTAGAAGTGGGATAGCCCGATTCCATACCCTTATAGGTCTTATTGGTGGCTGCCTGTAAGTCGGTCTGAGCGGGGTCGGCGGCAGTATCGGAATCACCAACCCCAATCTGGGCATGGGAATTGTCGTAGATATGGTCAGCCCCGGAGACGACGCCGGTAATCAGGTCCCACATCTCATCAATACCGGTGTTAAGTAAACAATTACCCTGGCCCTCTAAAACCTCATAGGGTCTAAATAACCTGTAAAATTCATCCTCTCTACCCCGGTGGGGCTCAATGTCCTCCTGGTATTTACTGAGTTTGTAGTGACAGAGCCATCGGGCGGCATCTTGCTTTTCCATTTCCTCTCCTTTGGGGGAGCCCTCTTTTTAAGAAGACTCCCCCCGTTCACTTAATTTAGTCCTGAACCCCGATTAGGGCGGCTGCCTTAACCGAAGAGAATAGGGCCAGTGAGCAGTACCATTTGACCCTGGTTCGGGAGGCATCCTTGTTCTCCAGTGAGCCAATGGGCTCTACCTGTAGGAAACCGGGGTTGGTCAGGCCACTCAAGGCCCCTTCACCCAGCTGGACGGCGTAGATGGTGGAGCAGTCGCCGCCGGTGGTGGCCGTCTCCAGGCTATCAACCAGGACATGGGTGTCAAGAGTCCAGTCATTGACGCCGATGGGGATACCATCCCAGTACTGGACAAAGTTACCCCAGCTGTCGCGGTCGGTATCCATCATACCGCCGGCCGCTCTTACCAGGGCGTTAATCTTGCGCCGGGAGCGTCGGCTCAAAAGCAGCATATCAGGCTTACCCCCCTTTACGGCGTCGACAAGCTCATCCAGCTTGTCTAGGGTCAGGGTAGCCCCGGTAGCCCCCATGGCTATCACCTGGTCGCTGGCGGTGGTGGTATCAATGAGATTGCGGAGACCATCAAACTGCTTGGGGTTGGTTACCGAGTCGCCGTAGACGAAGGCCTCCTCAAACTTGTCGCGGAGCGCCTTAGCCTTAAGCTCAATGACGGCCGCCTCAAGGTCCTGGATGTTTGAGCGGGTAGCCTTAAGGAAATTGTCAACATCGGCGTCGCCGCCCATAATCTTCAGGTTGGCTGTTTTCTGTTCAAAGGTTGGCGTCGATTCAGCCCAGGTATCACCGACATCATAGAAGTCAATGCTGGGCAGGGTCTTTTCCTGGTTGTAGGTTAATCCGTTACCCACGATTTCAATGAAGGGCATCTGCTGCAGGATGGGTGACTCCTTGACGATGGTCTCCACCACCCCCTGCAGGAGCATGTCGTTGGATAGTTTGGCTGCTTCGGCCAAAGTTAGTGCCATTATTTACCTCCTATTGCGTACTTTATCTTTTCCCGTGATGAAAGGCTTGAGAAGTCAGGCAGGGTCCTCTCCGGGGCGCCGGCCGGTACCTTGACTGAGATAACCTCGGCCTCAAGCCCCTGCCTCACCTTGCTGACCAGGTCTTTGGCCTTGGCCAGCGAATCGCTGATGGCCTCAACGGTGCCCCCGCTGATGAGTTCGGCAGGTATCTGGGGATTGGCGCTAGACACCAGAGTCTTGTAGCTGGCCACCGCCTGGTCCAGGCGGTCATTTAGGCTTTTTGTGTGGTCATCGGTCTCAACCAAGGACTGCTTTAAGCTGGTAATCTCGCTGTCCCTATCAGCGGTAGTCTGCTCTAGCTGGGAGATTCGACTGTGCCTTGAGGCCAGCTCCTTGTCTTTATCGGCCGCTACTTTCTCAAGTTGGGCCACTCTGGTCTTGAACTGCTTGAGCTCTTCCTCTAAGGGATTTGGCTTTTCTTCACCGCTTTTCTTGTTGGACACCTTTGTCCTCCTTTTATTGCTCAACGACTTCTGCCTGGGATACCCTCTCTCGCTCTCGACCCCGGCTAGCCCTAGCGTTGAGCTCCTTATTCATTTTTAGGATGGTTGCCCTCTCCTCAAGCCACTTGTCAAACTCCGTCTCCGGGTCCTTAACGCCGACCTCAGACATGGCCCGGCGCCTTGAGTGAATGCCGTTCTGAACCAGTGTCTGCTCATTGGCCACCAGCGTGGTCAGGTCCCTGGGTAGCACCGGGCTCCAGACTACCCCCAGACGGTAGCTGCCAAAGTCCTCTCTCAGGTACTTCTCAAGGAGTTTTAGAATGAGCTGGTTTCTTTGCTTATAGACAACGCTGCGGATGAGCCTCTTGCGCCATACCTTCTGCAGTAGCGGCTGGAGCTCAATCTCAAGGGCGATCCCGGATAGGTCCCGGCCGCTGCCACCAAAGGCGGCCCGGGGTGCCTCGGCGACATCATGCAGTGTCCTGTAGAGCAGGTCAATATAGTTGATGTGAAGGCCGACGCCGCCGCCCTGAAGCAGGTCCAGGAGATAGGCCTTGGCGTCCTCGGGCAGGTTCCAGACCGCGCCGGGCCTGACGGCGATGTCCTCAGATTCCTCTATGTTTTCCAGGACGGCAATGGGGTTGCCCGAAAGCTCCAGTATCCGTGAAAGCTGGCTCATGGCCCGGTTCAGCTCCCGCTGCGGCTCCATAAGCTGGGCTAGGTCCGAGATGCCCCAGAACTTCTTGGGCTCCCTCAGGTTCGGGTAGATAACAAAGGGGATGAAGCCGTAGGGGTTGGCCTTCTTCTCCAGGCGGCTATCATCGAGCCAAAGCTCAAATTCCTGGGCTGTCCACATCTCTAGTAAGCTGGCCGTCCTGCCCTTGGGCCTTACCTGGTACATCATCTCTACCTCGTCTGAGGTCAGGCTGTACCTGGAGGCTACCCGCCACAGCCTTGAGGTGTCATCACCCAGCCACCAGGCGTAGATGCCCTGAATATCAGGGGCGGTCACCCGGACACTTCTGGCTTCAGCATCCCAGGTAACCTTAAAGCAGGCATCACCTAGGATGGCACAGTCAACCTCGGTTTCAAAGTCAAGCTGCTCCAGGCTGTTTTCCTGATATACCTGCTCCAGGGCGGCCTGGGCCTTCCTGGCCTTGGCTCCGGCCTCAGCCGAATCCTCAGTCGCCTCAACAGTAAAGTGAATGCCGGGCATGAGATACGAAGCAACCTTGTCAATAACTACCTTGGTGTAGTTGAAGGTGAGGTGTTTCTCACCTCGGCTACGGTTTACCGGCCACTGGCGGCCGTGGTAGAAATCAAGCAGCTCTTTATAGCCTCTCAGCCTGTCCAGGTCTCTCCGGTTTAACTGGGCCGGGGTAAAGCCATCATTCATTGCTGTCCTCCGTTTCTTCCGGGTAGGGGGGCCGGGCTGGTTAGGGACTTCTTTAAGGCCCTCTGGACGGTGCGCTGGCTGATGCTGAACATCAGGGCCAGCTCCTTTACTTCCTTACCCTTCTTAAACAGCCTTATCATCTCTTTATCCCGCTCTCTTTTGAGCCACTGCTGTCGGCCCCTGGGTTCATCATAAATGCATATCGGCAGCCGGCAGTTGAGACAGGACTCACCAAGTTCACAGCCCTCGTCCTGGTAGCGGCAGTACTCCGGTGGTAAATCTAGTTCGGCAAAAAAACTTGGCTCAGGCGGCATAGCTATAATCCCCGAAGTTTCTGATGACAGAATAGCACAAATGTTCTAATAAGGTCAACAGGATTTTGTCGTTTTTTGTTGTCTTATCTCTTCAGAAAACCCTAACCTTCGGGCCCTCTTTTCGTTATAAATTATGGATTTATTAGTTTGACTTGACAAAGGGGGCCGGCCGGGTTATAATATTGCTTTAATAAAGTAATACCTTCTT